GTTCAAGTCCTACATGTTCCACATTGCGGATGTTGCATAATGGTAGTGCTTCAGCCTTCCAAGCTGATGGTGCGAGTTCGATTCTCGTCATCCGCTCCAAATATTATATCTTATAGGTTGCAAATTTTTTATAAGTATGATAGACTATAAGTCTAGGGGGAATAATGATTATTCAAATTATAGGTTTGCCAGGTTCTGGTAAAACAACATTAGCAAAATCTTTAAAAGATAGAATTAATGCAATTCATTTAAATGCAGATGAGGTAAGATCAACTGTAAATGCTGATCTTGGTTTTAGTAAAGAGGATAGGCTAGAACAGGCTCGTCGTATGGGAGAAATGTCTAGATTATTAGAAAAACAAGGTTTTACAATTGTAGTTGACTTTGTGTGCCCAACAAATGAAACAAGACAGGCATTTGGAAAACCAGACGTTTTAATCTTTATGGATACCATTACAGAAGGACGTTTTGAAGATACCAATAAGATATTTGAACGCCCAGAAAATGCAGATATAACATTTAATAATCATGAGATGGATTCAGATGAAAAGGCAAAATTTATAATTGCCTCTAGAAAAGATTTACATGACTGGAAATCACCGACAACTCTTATGCTCGGTAGATACCAACCTTGGCATGAAGGCCATCATGCCCTTTATAAAGAGGCTCAAAAGAGAACTGGACAGGTTTTACTTGGTGTGCGTGACACACACGGCACAAGTGAAAAAGATCCACTTACTTTTGAACAAGTAGAATTTTATATTGCTGCAGATCCAGTAATGGAAGGCGCAATGATTATGAAACTTCCTAATATTACTAATATTGTATACGGTAGGGATGTTGGCTATAAGATTGAACAAGTGGAGCTTGCTCCAGAAATTCAAGCAATATCTGCAACTCAAAAAAGAAAAGAAATGGGACTATGAAGCATTTACAAAAAGTTAATGAAAACTACTTTAAACACATGGTTGAGGCATGGGCTATAAGTATTGTTTTTGTTTTATCAGGATTGATTTGCTTAATTCATTCATTTTTTCCTTTTATATTTCAAACTACAGCATCTACAATGGTAAAGAATATTATTAATAGAACAGATAAAAGACAGGGAAATCATGAATAAATTAAAATATATTTGGGAAATAGTTAAAGATAGATGGATTAAGCCATATGATCAAATTACTGTTAGATTTAATACAAAAGCTGAACCTGGAGATCCATTAGTTTGGAGAGTATTTATAAATGATGTAGAACATCTAGCAAGTGGTTTTGAAATACATGGGTATGTTCATGATGTTGTTAATGAATATAAGGGTGAAACAAAATGGAATGTAGGATGTAGCGGTAGAGTAAGATGGGAAGGCTCAAAGGCAGTCATCATTACTGCTAAAAAACAAAAAGATATTTTTATATAAGATAATAAAAATAAACTATGAGTCTTGAAAATGATATTAGAGCCATATTATTTGAAATAGGTAAAGATGTAAAAATTCATAAGCTTATTGATGGTAATCTTATTATAGATATTGATTACGAAAAATATGTAAAACAAATAATGAATCTAATTAAATAATTTCATCTTTATATACAAATCCAGGACGATCATCTGGAGATTTATAGTTTTTATACTCTGTCAATCTTTTTCCTGTAAACTTTGGAGCAGCTGACATTTTTTCTTCATAGTCTTTTTGTATAAAAAGTGGTTTATCAATAGTATAAATATTATAGAATCTTTGGATCATTGCAAAAGGTACATCCATTGGCATTGGATATGTTTCTGCACAGTATTTAGTTGTTCTTTGGCATACCCTCACATATTCCTGGTTTAAATAAAGGATAGCATGTGAAGATAGCATATTGTATACTCTATACACGCCTTGCATATCAGAAACTGGGGAATACTTAACAAAAAAACCAGTCTGGCCCTGCATTAGACCCCACTGAGAATTGCCCAAATAGACCGCATCTGCGTCATCTGGGACCTGAATTTGTTGTTTGAAGTACTTTGGGTCAGCATCATCTTCTAGCACTATAAAGGGCGCTGGAGCCTGACTGAGGGCCTTTAGCTGTGACTTTGATAGACCAACCCTACCATTCTTTTTATCTTCTATAGCTTCAATTCTGTTTATATTTTTAAAGCCAAGATCTTGTAGCTTCTTTTCAATATACTCTCTTTTATGAGTATCCTTAGCCATATTAATATAGTAAACTGGTATATCTAATAAATTTATTTTCAATTGTTACCGCCCAAATAAAGGTTAGCGAAATAGTCCATAGCGGATCCAGGTTGGAAGTTATTATTGTCAAACCCCTGACGATTTAACATTTGATTCCATATCTGCAAAGTGTAACTATTCTGACAATCTTTCAGCACTTTTTTACGATGCTTTTTTTGAAATATTTGCTCCCATTCCCAATAATTAACTGGATAAAATGTTTGTGGATCTCTTATATACTTTTCTAGTCCATATTTTTTTATCTTTTCAGTTAAAAGTTGTGGGCCAATCTCTCCCCATTTAATTTTTGTTTTATCAAATGAGTCAGATATTTCTACTAGCTCTGCTATGAGATCAGAATCTCTAGGTGCTTTAAGCATACCGTTTGCAACTAGCCCATGTCCTCCACCCTGCAATCCAAATGCATACTCTTTTAGTTTCCACTTTGGCTGTAAGCAAATATTATCTGTATCAGTCCAGATTAACCCAGTTTTTTGAATCATTTTATATCTAAACATATCGGCAAATGGTCCATAGGAATTATCAGCTTTAAATATTCTATCTTCTGGAATAACCATTCTGGCATCTTGCTTGACTACACCGTCTGGAACTGCAAGATTCATATCATAAACAAATAGAGTAATGCTGTGATTATGATATACAAATGATGCTAAGCATGTTTGCTCAATCTTACTTAGTGGTCTACCAACCCAAAGGGATCCAAACTCAGCCATTATCAACCACATCAAAATCTGGTATATCTTTAATATACCATAAACTCATAGTTTTATCTCTATCGTATGATTGAACATTACCTTCTATAATAATTCTTTCTGGATATTTAAAACTGTATGGTGATTTTTGTAAATTAATTCTTCTCCACTGTCCAACAGAAATTTCTTGATTTGCTTCTTGATGGTTCCATAAAAAATTAGTAGTTAAAAGATACTTAGACTTACTATTTTTTATATTATTTAAAGCTTTAAAAACATCTTTAGTAGGCAAATGAACCAAACAGTCACGTACCATTATTAAATCAACTTTTGGTAAATCATCATTTACTAAATCTAAAATAGAAAATTTTATATTATTTGATTCATACTTTCTTTTATTTTTTTCAATTAATGGTTCAACTATATCTGCTCCATGATAGGATATTTTATCAAGATCAACTCTTTTCATCCAGTTGAAATCTCCACATGGTATATCTAGCATTGTTTTTATATTTAAGGACTTTAGCATTATTTCTAGCTCAGGAATTAAATACTTAGTTTGCTCATAGTCAGATCCTGGACCAGAAACAGATTCTTTTCCAGACCAACTATTATTTTTATAATAATTTGTAAAAATATCTTTACTCATATCTGCCTATCTTTTTAAGATTTGGATAATATTTAGACTGTGTGTCTATATAAAGTGTAGTTAAAAATGTTGTTGCAATTGGAACATAGTCCTTAGTCTCCATAAATTTTCTTATTGGGGATCCATTAAATATGTGATTGCTGTCATCTTCAAGCATTATAAAGGGAATACGAACGTCGTGAGAATAGGTTTTTATTACATCAAAATCTTTGCCCTCTATATCTATGTTCATAAAAAATGGGGTTCTTTGGAAATAGTCTAGATGTATCTTTATTATTTCATCAATTGTTTTAGATGGAACTTGGGCTGTCCAAGAAACACTGGTATGCTGACTATCAGTTTTTCTTTTGGCAAACTCTACAGACAGTGTATTTGATGAGTCGGTATCACCAAACATATAAAATTCTTTTATGCCAGGTTCTGTGTCAACAGCACAATTTAGTAAAATATCATTGGGTCTTATTTCATGAACTAAAACATTAAAGTAGCTATTCGGATCTACGAGGGTGCCAGTCCAGCCATTTTTATATAAAAAATATGTGTTAGATTCTCTTACGGGATGGAATGATCCAATATCTATATAGGTGTTATTATCAAATAGATTGGCTCCCATAATCCAGGATAGTCTTTTCATTACCCCGTTAAGAATTGAGTCCTCTCCATAAGAAGAATATGACTCAAAGCTTTCATAGTTCATCTGGTTACCCCCGATTATTTTATATGTAATATTATACTACAAAATTGATGGAATATGCTGAGAATTTGGAATTATATATTTTTCTGAAAACTCCTGCTTTACCTCTTTTAAAAAGAGATTAGTTGCCTTTTTGTCTATGATAAATTGTATTCTGGTGTTTAAAGTTTTAATAGGGTATTCTGTATGCTTTAATATGTAATAGGATAGCCAAAGATCATCTATAATCCAAAATTTATCAGGGCATGTAAAAAATAAATCATCTAAAAAAATTGTTGAAGAACATAATAAACCACCAGTGCCAGCATAATTTCCTAGCTCTTCCCCCTCTAGTTTAATTTTTTTCTTATATATTTTTTCTACTTTATGTGACCAAAAAGATTTAATCACATCTTTGTCATACTGGTCATGACATTCTTCTATGAAAGAGTTTGGCAATATTTGATCATCATCAATAAATATTATTTTTTCATAGCCTTGTTTTGCAAGATCTCTAGCAACAAAAAAACGAGCAAATTGCTTATACTCATTGCGATATTCATGAATAGATATATTAAAATCATTATCTGATTCATACTTTTTTATTATCTTTAAAAGTTTTTCATTTTTATTAGAGTTATCACATATGTAAAAATCAAAATTTTTATTTGTTTGATCTTTTAAATTTTTTAACGTTATCTTCAAATTTTCTAGCCTTATATAAGTACACATTATTAATGCAGTGTTTGACTTATCTTTAACTATTTTTTCATATATAATTTTGTTCATATTAATTAATATTTGGTTAAGATAAACCAGCCTATTTTTATAGGCTGGTTATCATTTACTTATTTTTACTATATTACTTCTTTTTTCCAGGCTTAGCTGATCTTAGAGCATCTTCAACTTCAGATACCTTTGGCATACGACCAAAAGCTGGATCTTTAGGATTAATGTAGCGAGCTACTACTGGGATAAGTGCACCAACAAGTGCTGCCCATAGATCTTTTGGATCTGTTACTCCAGCTACATATAAAGAAGCTGCTGCACCAACAACTGAACGCCCATATGATGCAAGCATTGCTTTTTGTTTTTTATTTAGTTCCATTTTTTCCTCCTAGGATAGAACTTTTATTAGTATAGCATATCCAGCCCAGAGGCCAATAATTCCTGCCACCCCTGAAAAAACTGGCGGTGCTGGAACTGGAAGTTTGAATGCAGCAAATATCAAGCCACATCCAAAACCTGTTAAAACTGATAATAATATATCTTTCATGTTTTCCCCCTGTTGATAATTTTTTTATTCATCATTTTTAGAATTAGAATCTTTTTCTGGATAATCAAGTGGTGTCGGTGCCGTTGCAAGTGTTCCGCAACTATGACACTCAATGTCAAGGTGATACATCCCAATGGTATATGTGTCTGGATCAAATGACACTAAAGCCCTAAAAAGATTATCTCCACAATTAGGGCACTGGCATGTAGGTATTCCTCTAGCATCTATCATCTGTTTCCTCTGGTAAAAGCTTTTTTAGCTTTTCAAAGTTTTCAGATATTATTTTCATACTTTTATAGTGTGCAGATCCCTCTACAACCACTCCATACTCATTAAAATATTTTATTGATGGCTCAACCTCAGAAATAAACTCTTCTAGACCTTTTTGTACATCTTCAATATATGTATATGCCCAGTCACGGGAATCTGATAAAAACTTTATAAAGTTTTCTTTGTGTATATCTTCTGGACTAAAATTTTGAACGCTATATTCATTAATATCTTTTTCTGAAGATAAATTAAGTAATACTATCTCTGTGAGCATTGCTGTTGTTTTCTTTAAATTTAGAACAGCATGTATATAAGCTATGGAAAGTGATACAGAAATAATAGCAAGGGCTATAGTTAGTATTTCCATAAAACACCTCTTTTCATATATAAGTATACTACATTTAAAAATATTAAGTTTATTTAATATGTGTTGGCCAGTAGTATTTGCAAGGCTCTTTTTTATCTGGACAGCAAGGAGCGTTATATGGGCTATCTACTGCGTATTGATATTTTGCATAATATAAAGGATCTTTTTTAAATAAATTAGCACGATGAGTAGTTATAACACGCATTATCTTATTATCATCATGCCAAAATTCTGGATGCTCTTCTCCCCAATCTTCCCAACATTGTTCGTATAAAGCATTAAGATTTTTAACATTATTTTCTGTTTTTATACCACGCAGATTTGCAACTTGAACCATGCTCGATATATATGACCACAATCCTCGTTCATATCCTTTCCACATAAGCACCGCAGGATGATTTCTCCATCCTCCAGTTTTAGACCTACCAGACAATACGTTTAGTATTTGATATCCTTCTAAAATTTGCTTATTCAGTCTTTTATTATCAAGATTTTGTGCACATTCTAAACTATTAGTAGATGTTAAAAAGGTTTGCATTATTGTAGTGGCTCCCTGGTTACTAGCACAATCGCACCCTCCATTTCTAAAGCTTTTTTAAGCTGAGTAACATATTTAATAGCATCAATCTTTTCATCATGAGACATATTAATAAATGATTTCTCACTCAATTTTATCGTAAGAAAGTGGTCATTGTCAATTATATTTACCCCAAAATTTTTGGGAGGTACTATAGAATGAAATGCCCTACGCATAGCATCTGTATACATGCTATTCCTTATTTTTATCTTCTATATATTTAAATAAATCATCTAATGAACTCCAGCCCATGTCCTGATCTATTTTAAGAGCAGATAAAAATATTTGCCATGTTTCAACCACATACTGAATAGCTAATTCTGTTGGCTCTACAATCTCAGAATCTAGCATAAAGGCCAAAGGAAGTCCAAGATCATTATACTGAACAAACTCTGAAAAATCTTTATCTTCTTTATAGTTAATCCAAAGCTCAGAGAGTATTGAACAAATTGTTTCAAACTTTGTTACTTCATCTCCATTGTCAAAACTTTCCATGTTTCCCCCCATTGCTTTTTATCTTTATGATTATTAAATTCTTTTGATATCTCTCCATTTTCTAAGTAGATACCTCCCCATACTCCCCACTCTTTTCCTGATACCCCTACAGCAAAACAAGACTTTGCCACTGGGCATGATCTACATAAAGAATCTACTATTTGTCTTGTTTCTGTTTCTTCTTCATACTTATCAAAGAATATATTAGTATCTATTCCTAGGCAGGCAGAATCATCTTTCCAAAGATGCTGTTTCATACTTATGCCCTATACTTATTCGGAATATCCCATCCATTGCGAGTAATTGGATAAATGCGCTGTAGATACCAAACATCATCTACCCTTACTCCGCTGACAGCAGTACGACCAGACTCTGATCTTTTACGATCAACAACATCCCATCCAACCCAAGATAGATTATTATTGCGGGCAACTATTTTTTCCATTTTTTCTAGACTTGTTACAATCATTTTTTATTTCCTTTAGTATCTAAAAATTCCAACTTCAATACCTTTTAGTTCTGCCTCAGCAACTAATTTAGAAGCTGCCTGTTTTGGCTTACTTAAAAAAGCAAAGTAGTTTACATGTTCCATATTTTCTGACATCCATTCAGATGGCACTTTATAATGTTTTATTTTCATTCCCCTAGCCTTCATTCCACGCTCAGATAAATTACAAAACTCTGACACCATAGAATTAATTTTAGTTGGACCAACAGAATAAATATATAACTCTTTATCATCTTTATTCATGCCAGACATTGCAACTCCCATAGCACGAAGAAAAACCTGATAGTCATCAAAATCTTTACTTCCTTGAACTGCTACTATCATTATTCATCATCCTTTAATTTATCTACAATAAACATCATTTTATCTAAATCTTTTTTAGACATATTCATTGTATCCACTTCTTTGATAGAGTCATGATTAATTTTTCCCTCAATCATGTCTGCCATAAAAAATGTATTATTTTTTACCCAGTAGGCTTTGCCATCTATTTCTATTACCTTAAACATTCTTTCTGAAACAAAATTTTTTGCTTGAGATGTATGTTTTTGGGATATTTTAGCATGGGGGTATGACTTTTTAAATTTATGATGTATAGTGCTTTGACTCTTCACAACTGACATTGCCCCCTCAAATTTAAGTTTTATACTGTATTTAATTATACCTAAAGAGGTTATAAAAGTCAAAAGCAAAATGGCGAATATTTCAATTAATGACATTTTTATAATACCCCATGATACTATTATAACAATAGATGTCTATGATTGCAAGTATGGTTTAGTTTTTAAATACAGTATCAAAAGATACTGATGTTGTTTGATCTTTGCCAAATCCAGCAAATATTTCTTTATCCATTTTTTTAGAACGCTCTACGATATTCCTTGACCAAGTAAAACCTGCGTCTCCGCCCCAAGCGTCCCACATAATTCTTCCATTTGATGGATTAGATGTATTATAAAAATCTTTTCCTTTTTTATCAACTTCATGACGAGAAAAATAAGAATACATTCTTTTTACTGTGTCAAGGCTAAGATTTTCTCCTCTTGCCAACTGTCCAGCACGAGTCCATCCTACTGCTGTTCCAGCTCCTTTTGCTTTACCCTCTTCTTTCCAGCGTATTGCACGACGAGCTGCAGCTTTCATTCCATCTGTAGGAGAATATGTTTCTGCCTTATGAATATCGGATGGCTGAACTATTTTACTTCTGGACATTTTTTCCATACTCTCCATATTTTCCTAGAACAGCTTTTACTGTTCCATCTTTACGAAGACGAACTATCATTCCATCCTTAATTTGGATTGGATTAAATTTACGATGTGGTTTATATTTTCCAGATGACATTATTCCACAAACGGATTCAAATCAAATATCGATCCGCCCCACATAGTTTTGCGTACCCCAGGCTTCCAATCTTCTGGCAACATATCTACTGCATTAAGTGCACGAGCACGACGCACGATATGTTCTTTTGCTGCTGCATAATTTGATGCACGTCCAACAGAACGTATAGCATCCATCAAATCTCCACGATCAGCAATTGGAAATGATCCATCTGGCATTGCTTCACCAGACTGCGCCATTCTACGACGTGTTTCAGTTGAGTAGTCTTTCTTTTCTGTTTCAATATCTACGCCTTTATATGTTCCACCACGACGCTTGTATTCCTGAACAACCCAAGCATTGGCTACTGCTGATGGGTATACATCAAATCTATCCTTTGCTTCACGAAGAATTTGTGAATATAATCTTGCATTTGATGGCTCAGATCCTCCACTACGTGGCTTAATCATTTGATCATAGTTTGGCTTCTCAGCTTTTTCTACTTCTTCAACTGGTGTTTCAGTCATTCCATTTGGAGTTGCTGTCATTTCAACAACCATTTCTTGATAAACCTTAATTGATTCAACTTTAACCACTTCTGATGCACGGTGTCCAACTGTATATTCAGTTTCTTCCCATGCTCCATCCTCTTCTTCAAAAATTCTAATTGATAGAACTGGATCTTCTGGTGTTGCTTCCATAGCATATTCTGATCCAGATAGACCAAACAATCCTTCAGTCATTACATATTCAACACGACCAATTTTCATTTCTTCATCATGACAAATAAAAGCAACAAAGTCTCCCTCTGCGACCATTGCTTTTTCTACTGACTTAACAAATTTACGAGCAACGCTTGCCCAGATAGCACGTGCTTGTGATTGTGCTTGTGCCTTTGTTTTATGGCATCCGTGAACTGTGCCATCTGCACTTACTGTTGGATAGCCTGAGCATCCATATGAACCTTTTTTGCCAGCACGATATCCACCCGCTGGTTTTCCGCCTCCGCCTACTGGCATAGCAATCCTCCTATATAGATATACCTATATTATATCAGAAGATTATTGCATCAAAATTCTTTTTATTTCCTTCAAAGAAAACTGATCCTGCTCAGAGAGTTGGGCTATTTCCTGTTCATCTAAAGCTTTTTCAGATAATCTTACAGTTGGGGTATCGTCAAAAAGATCCATATCTATGAAACCCTTTTCCCACAATCCCATTAATACGCCATTCACAAAATTTAAATGCTCCCTATATAGTTCTGGCATTACTTCCTGTAAGTTTTGAGTAAAGTTATATAGCGGTTCTCCTGTTTCTGACATACCCGCAAACTCTACGGCGCCTTTTAAGATTAATTTCTCAATGAGCTCATTGTCTTCATCCATTGATAAAACTCACTAAATCTTCTCTTGTCTGACTACCAATAATTCTATTTTTTTCTATTCCGTCTTCAAATAAAATAAATGTTGGAACAGATTTTATAGAAAAAGACTTAACAAGATCTGGATTATCGTCAACATCAATAATTTGGAATCCAGCAGTGGTTTGTTCTCTATTTAGCTCTTCTACTATTGGACGTGTCTTTTTGCATGGCTGACACCAATCAGCCGTAAAATAGTATACTGTTTTCATTTTAATTATGGCTTCCTATTAATCTATTTTGTACAAGCTTATGTCTTTCATCTACAATCTCTAGCATAAAAGACATCATTTTAGTATAAGAATCTGGATTATTCATAATCTTATCATAGTGGTGTCCACAGAACAATAAATCTCCAGTAGATCCTTTTATCATGACAAAAGCCTGTGCCCCACATCTATCGCATCTGTCAGATACTTTTAAAACATCTTCTGATGTTTCTATTTTATTTTCTTCCTTGGAGTCTTGCTTTTTTATAGGACGTGCCATAGTCATATTATATCTACTTTCTATTATCCGTTGAATAAAATCCTGGCCCATTAAATAATACCCCTGGAGATGACCAAACTCTTTGCATGGTTGATCCACAACAGGAGGGTTCTCTATCTTCTCCAAAACCTCTTTGGAATTCAATTACAGTATTGCAAGCAATACATTTATATTCGTATGTTGGCATGTAATAAGTATATCCTATGCTATCTTAGATGTCAATCTTTTGTGTGTGCGAATTCTATGACAATTTGCACATACAACCTCACACTTTTGTATTTCTTTCATAATAGCTTTCCAAGAAAAACCATCGTGTATCATTCTAGAAACATTATACTTTTTATCTCTAATATGATCAAAATCTAGTACTATATGGTTATTTTCTCCGCAGTCAACACACCCACTTGCTGTCTTTATTTCAGCAAGTTTCTTTTTATATTGCTGCTTGTTATAATATGCTAGTTCTTTTTCAGTCATAGCAATTATTATTATATCAATATTTATTTGAAGCCCCGCATAGGAATTCAAGCACAATGGCCCGATTTATAAAATGGGTAACTAATCCATCCCAAGGCCTATGCGGGGATTCTATTGTACTACTTGATTTTAATTGATTTAGGCTTTTTCTCTTCTGGAACAACCCTATCAATGTTAATATGTAGCATACCGTCTTTCATTTCAGCCCCAGTAACTTCCATATATTCACCAAGAGCAAACGTTCTCGTAAACTTACGAGCAGCGATTCCCTTATGAACAACTTCTGCTTCTGCATTCTCAGCCATTTCTCCCTTGATAATCAGTGTTCCGTTATCTACAGAAACATCGATATCTGACTTTGAAAATCCAGCAACAGCTAGAGATAGCTTAAATGTATCCTCATCTAACTTAATTAAGTCATATGGTGGATAATTTGTTTGACGTGATGCTAATTGAACATTGGCCAATCTTTCCATTTCACGATTGAAGCCAATAAAAAAAGGATCCTTAAATAGATCCCATGCAAATGAACTTACCATTTTATTCTCCTTTTCAGCGAGTTCTATTTATACCCCCATTTGGCGGGTACAGAAAAATTATACCATATCTCTAGATAAATACGCAATAGCTCTATTAAGTCTATCAATACTATCTTGAAACACCCCTAATCCTCTATTACAATTATGGCAAATATGTCCTCTAAATGTGTTTGTATTATGGTTATGATCTACTACCCAAATACTAGCATTTCCTCCAGTACCTTTTAATTCATTTTCATCTTTATTACATATTGGACACCTATATCCTTCTGGCGGATATCCATATATTTTTCTTAATTCTTCTCTTTCTTTAGATAGTTTTTTTGCACATGATTTGCATTCGGGTCTTAAATATTTACCCCCACTTGATGGGGAAAAATTAGAGTCATCTAATTCTATTTTACACTTGCTACATGTTTTCACGAGCCTGCTGTCAGATTTGAACTGACGGCCCCCGCTTTACAAGAGCGGTGCTCTGGCCAACTGAGCTAAGCAGGCATGTCTGGTATCTTAACGGCCTAGCCAGACTCTAGGTGGCGTTCCTTCCACAGCCGTTTGATCTAGCCCACAAAGACTTACAGGGACGGTTCTGCCGTATTCGTAGCTCTAGAGAGAATCGAACTCTCGTTACCAGATTGAAAATCTGGCGTCCTAACCACTAGACGATAGAGCCTTGGCGGTTCTAACGAGAATTGAACTCGTGCTACCGCAGTGACAGTGCGGTGTCATAACCACTTGACCATAGAACCCTTGCTGGCATGGCAGGTCTCGATCCTGCAATCTTCGCTTTAACAGAGCGACGCTGTACCAATTCAGCTACATGCCATTAAAACTACTGTATATATTTTAATAAATTTTTAATAGTTTGTACATTTTCTTGCAATAGACCCAACGCTGTGTTGCATTGGGTACATAGCAAGCCACGAATACATTTGCCACAAGAATATTTGTTGCTACAGCAAGAATGATCATGGTCTATGCATGATATATTTTTACTTTTACATACATGACATTTGCCATCATGCAACATAAAAAGCTTATCATACATTTCTTTTGTTATTCCGTGTCTTTTATATGGGGGCCTATAAAATGTATTCATTTTATTTTTTGCAGCTTTTTTATCTGGATTATTGTTATAATAGTTTATGACATATGCTGTATGACATTTTTTACATGTTCCCCTACGGCCATCTTTATAGTTTTTGCCTTTGGCAAAAAGACCTATATCTTTTTCTTCATTACATCTAACGCATACTTTTGTCATGTTAACAGTATATCATAATTTGAGCTATAGCCCAGCAAGTGCGAGTATATGACACACCTGCTGAGCTAATTCCCAAATCCTATTACTTAGTAATAAAAGGATATCCTTGTATTTTAGGCAATGATGAAATCAAATCACGAACATTTGTTTTTGCATTTGTAATCAATAGTGTGGCTGCAATTGGAGAAGCAATTGATGTTCCAATTGACTGACCCAAACACCTGCTTTGAGCACTTGTCAAAGATGGTCTTGCAGTTCTAGGAATAAAACCAGTAACGCTAGAGCATGTTGCTGTATTCCAATTATTATAAGACTTGCTACGAATTTCACCAACTGACACAATGTCTAGAAGCTTATCTCCAGCATCTGTGTATCTTGCCACGGATGTTTCATCCACGGACAGTGCACCTACTCCAACTACATTCTCAACACAAGCTGGAAAGCCTACATGTGTAGTGCTTCCAAGCATTTGCCCAGTTGCTCTATCTCTTTGGCCATTTCCAGTTGCAGCAAAAACTAATACATTTTGAGACAATAAAGAAGTTACAGAAGATCTAGTTAGCGAAAAGGCAGTATGTGCTGAACAAGTGTTGGCGGTATAAAGTCCACTAGCTTGACTAATTGAAACTATACCAATATTAAATTTAGCAGCATTATTAGAAAGCCATTCAAGGGCTCGTGCCATTGAATTCATATCCCCATGACCTCTGCTTGCTAATTGATCATTATATCTAATAAAAACAATCTTGATGTTTGGATTAGCTAAAACTGCTGCCTGAACTATGTTATGTCCATGGTCTATGCCTGATAGGTTCCAGTTGCTAACATTAGCAGAGCCTCTTCCCTCTTGAAAATTAGACTTATTCGGACATGTTCCATTTTGTGTAAAACAGGCTTCATATACAATATTATTAAATCTTGAAGAATCAATTGCTGTATCAATAATTGCAATTGTTTTTGTTTCTTGTGCTTGAACTGGTTGTACATTGAGTACCGCCAAAATTGCTACTGCTAATCCCACTGCGATTTTTTTCATTTTGCTCCCTTATAGCATTATTCTAATTACGTGTTGGCATGGGTCGCCTCCTGCTTCCCATTCTTCTACTTCTTCTTCACTCATGTATTCAGTACCGCCATCATGTGTAACACAGTATGGCATACTTATCCAGCCCCTGTCAATTCCATTATTGAGCCAAATGCCGAATTCTTGCTCTTCTGGAGACAAGTCATCTTCATGATTATGATTCATATATTAAGTATATCCTTACTTGCTTAAAAAGTCAATAGGATAAAGACAATGTGGGCTATATAAAATTGCAGCATCTAATGCTTGAGTCAACCTACGCTTTGGATCTTTATAGTTTTGGGTGGCATGTAAAGAACCCATTGCGTAGGTTGAACCTGATCCTATGGCATGATATGTAGTCTCATAGGAAATCATTGACAAGGTAGCAGCTTCATGCTCATATAATTTACCTTTAACACAAATTAAAAGAGAAAAGTCTGAATCTTTTTCTGCTGGGATACCCCATTTATCATAAAACTTTTTTAGTTCTTCAAGAAATTTACCACGCATAAATTTGTCAATATTACCCTCTGGCTTTGGTGGTATAAAATTATTTTGTACTATCTGTCCTTCTAGAGTTCCACAATATCCAAATAGATAATCTCCTACCTTCCAAATTTTAGGAAGATCAGATTTCATTTGATGATTATCATCTGCGATGGCTCTTTCTCCAGCCATATAGGCTTTGCCATCTTTGATTATTGCTGCTATACAAGTCATGCCTACCCCTAGATCTATTGACTTATCTAGTATACCAAAAAGATTTTAATACGTCAATTGTTGTATTATTTTACAGATTGGCCACAGGTTGGACATGTTTTAGCTTCAGAAACAGCCTCAGCAGGCTTCTCAGAGGCTTTTCCAGCACCCTTGAACTTAGGACGACCAAAACCTACGATTGAGACCTGTACACCCTTTTTATTCTTTTTATAGGCACGTAGTTGTCTGCAGACTTCTCCACCATTTCTTTGGCTTCCGCCTTTGCGATTTGTGGTATTTCCTTCAATGCACCAAACAGTTCCATCGCCATTGTCTTTTACAACAATGCCAACATGGGAAATACGATCTACGCCATCTGCTGGGAAATCAAAATATGCTACATCTCCTGGTTCTGGGTCTGCAATTTGTGCATCATACCAGCGTCCAGATTTCTTAAATGCTGCTGCGCCAGATGGGGTATAAACAGTATTTGGAACCTTTACACCTGCTTGATCTGCACACCACATAACAAATGATCCGCACCAAGGTTGGAAATTTGCTTTAGTAAATTTTCCGTACTTTGTTTCATTATCACGAGGGCCTTCGATAGTGCCAACTTCTTCTCTCGCTACCTCAATAAATTTTTCTGCTGTTCCCATTTCTGCCATGATTAATCCTTATCCCAATCTTCATCAACTTCTGTTTCTTCTGGCATTTCGCCTTCAGGCTTACCCTGTGGAGCTTCTTCTGTTTCTGCTTCAGCTGCTTCAGGTTCATCTGCTACAACTGGGACAACTGGATTGTTTTCCATTGCCTCTTTCATTTCTTGTGCACCACTCTTACCAATTAGCAATCCTGCGAGGGTACCAGTAATAAATGTAGCAACACTACCAAGTACATTAAAGAACATCTTATCATTCTCAGACTGTGCATTTACTGGCTGTGTTACAAATATAAGAGCATAGAGAATGCCCAATGTTGTTGATAATAGAATTACGCCTAGCATAATTCCTAATGCAAATTTTAATCTTGCATCTAACTCCGCAGATGTATATCTGACTTTACTCATTTGGTACTTCCTCCACTGTGCTCTCTGTACTTGTTCCATTAACAACATCTGAACCAACTAAATCTTCTGGACATGCCCCATTTGTTGTGCAAATAGGTGGCTTACATTCTTTATTATCCCAATTAGCTGGATCCTGGCAAGGATAGCGATAGTGGCCATCATAGCCACAACCAGTCAATACTAGGCCCAAAAGGGCTGCTGCAAATATCCTTAGCATACCCACCATTATACCAGCTATTCTTTTTCTTTACGAA